GCCGACCGCGGTCAACGTGCACGGCTACCTGACGGTGAACGGGCAGAAGATGTCCAAGTCGCGCGGCACTTTCATCAAGGCACGCACCTATCTCGAACACCTCAACCCGGAATATCTGCGCTACTACTACGCGTCCAAGCTCGGCCGCGGCGTCGACGACCTCGACCTGAACCTCGAGGACTTCGTGCAGAAGGTCAACTCGGACCTGGTCGGCAAAGTGGTCAACATCGCCAGCCGCTGCGCCGGTTTCATCCACAAGGGCAACGACGGCGTGATGGTCGACGCCAACCCCGAGCCGGAACTCTGGGCCGCCTTCCAGGCCGCCGCGCCGAGCATCGCCGAGGCCTACGAGGCGCGTGACTTCGCCCGCGCCATGCGCGAGATCATGCACCTGGCCGACCGCGCCAACGCCTGGATCGCCGACAAGGCCCCGTGGTCGCTGAACAAGGTCGAGGGCAAGCAGGCCGAGGTGCAGGAAATCTGCGCCTTCGGCGTCAACCTGTTCCGCCAGCTGGTGATCTTCCTCAAGCCCGTGCTGCCGAAACTGGCTGCCGCCGCCGAACAGTTCCTCAACGTAGCGCCGCTGAACTGGAACGACCACGCAACGCTGCTGGCCAACCACAAGCTCAACGCTTTCACTCCGCTGATGACCCGCATCGAGCCAGCGAAGATCGAGGCCATGATCGAAGCCTCCAAGGAAGACCTCGCTGCCAGCGAGCCCGCCGCTCCCGCAGGCAACGGCGAACTGGTCAAGGAGCCGCTGGCCGCCGAGATCAATTTCGACGCCTTCGCCGCGGTCGACCTGCGTATCGCCCTGATCGAGAAGGCCGAGTTCGTCGAGGGTGCCGACAAGCTGCTGCGCCTGACCCTGGACATCGGCGACGCCAAGCGCAACGTGTTTTCCGGCATCAAGAGCGCCTACCCGGACCCGAGCAAGCTCGAAGGCCGCCTGACCCTGTACGTCGCTAATCTGGCGCCGCGCAAGATGAAGTTCGGCATGTCCGAGGGCATGGTGCTGGCCGCCGGCCCCGGCGGCAGCGAAATCTACCTGCTCAGCCCGGATAACGGCGCCAAGCCGGGTCAGCGCGTCATGTAACCCGCCGTCGCGTGCCGGCGCCAACCACCGGCACACGACGCCCGACTTCAACGGAAACGCCATGAGCGAGCCTGTCGAACCCTCCCGCTGCCCGCTCTGCGGCCAGCCCAACCAGTGCGCCGAGTGCGATCCCGACGCGCAACAGTCGTGCTGGTGCATGTCGGCCACGATCGCTCAGGATGCCCTCGAACGCATCCCCGCGGCGCTCAGGAACCATGCCTGCCTCTGCCCGCGCTGCGCCCGCAGCGAAGCCCCAGCCAACACCTGATGCGCCTGGACCGCTACCTCGCCGGACGCGCGCAACTCAGCCGCCAGGACGTCCGCCGCCTGCTCATCGAAGGTCGCGCCCGGGTGAACGGCGAGGTGATCCGGACGCCGGACCGGGAGGTGCGTCTGTTCGACCGCATCGAACTCGACGACGCACTGCTGCAGCCCGGCAAGGCCGCCCGCTACCTGATGCTGCACAAGCCAAGCGGCTGCGTCAGCGCCACCTGCGACCCGACGCACCGTACCGTGCTCGACCTGCTCGAGGAGCCGGACAAGGCTGACCTGCACATCGCCGGCCGCCTGGACTTCAACACCACAGGACTGATGTTGCTGACCAACGACGGCCAGTGGTCGCGCCGCCTGACCCAGCCGAGCAGCCTGCAGGGCAAGGTCTACTTGGTCGACACCGAGGACGAGATCGACCCCAGCTGCATCGAGGCCTTCGCCAGGGGCCTGTACTTCCGCTTCGAGAACCTCACCACCCAGCCGGCCTAGCTGGAACTGCTCGGCCCACGCCGCGCCCGTCTGACCCTGCACGAAGGCCGCTACCATCAGGTCAAACGTATGTTCGGCCACTTCCGCAACCGAGTCACCGCCCTGCACCGCGAACGCATGGGCCCCGTGCAGCTGGACCCAACCCTCGCGCCCGGACGCTATCGCCCGCTGACCACCGAGGAAATCGCCCAGATCTAGCCCGGCACCATCCGCTCACCAGAAAAAACCACCAACGCCCTTCATTTCACCCAGAGCTTCTGGTAAAAAGGCACCCCTCAGCGGGCGTCGTATAATGGCATTACCTGAGCTTCCCAAGCTCATGACGAGGGTTCGATTCCCTTCGCCCGCTCCAAACACCACACGTTAAAGCCCTGTTTTTACAGGGCTTTTTCGTTTCTGGCTTTTGATGGTGTCGAAGAAGTGTCGAAAAGGTCCAGCCGCTAGGCTGAGATCAGACGGAAGAAAGCGCCTGGATAACGTGCTTCGGGTCGTTATGAATAGCGCGCAGCAGCGCCTTGGCCGGACCGGTGGGTTCGCGCCGGCCTTGTTCCCAATTGCGCAGCGTGCCGAGCTGAACATCGATCATCGCCGCAAACTTGGCCTGAGTCAGCCCGGTTGCCTTGCGGATTTCCTTCACCTGCAGAGCATCCACGGTGAACTCCCGCGAAGGCTGTCGCTCGCCTCGACGGATCTCATCCATCTGCTGGACGCTTTCCAGAAGGTCTTCGAAGAATTTGCTCATGGTGATTACCTCCACCGCTCGATGATTTGCTTGAGCACCTTGCGCTCGTCTGCCGACAGGTCGTCCTTCTCGTTCTTCGGGTAGATCAGCAGAAGCGCGATCTGCGAAGCAGCTGTGAAGTGGTAGTAAATGACCCTGGACCCGCCTCGCTTGCCGTGACCACTGGACGCAACTCGAACCTTGCGGATGCCGCCAGTACCTTCGATCACGTCTCCCATGTCGGGCCGATCAGCCAATTGCCGTTGAAACTCTGCATAACGGTCATCGCTGAGCAGCTCCCGCAGGCGCTTGGTAAACATCGGCGTCTCGATAAAGATCATAGCTGATTGTACGCCATTGGCGCACCTCCTCTAGTTGTCGTTTACTGATCGGCAAGCGGTAAGGCAATGCCCGCCAACGGCCCCAACCTGATCGCATCATGCAAATGCTCTGGCGCAAGGTGCGCATAGCGCATCGTCATGTTCAGCGAGGCATGGCCCAGGATCTCTTTCAGCGTCACGATGTGCCCGCCGCCCATGATGAAGTGAGCCGCAAAGGTGTGCCGCAGGATGTGGCTTGCCTGTCCGCGTGGTGGCTTGATCGTGGTCGAGAGCAGGACCAGTCGAAACACGCCGATGCAATTGGTGAACGGGCCGTGCGTCTGCCAGTGCTTCTTGATCGCTGCCACCAGCTCAGGCGTTACCGGGACCATCCGCACCCGCTTGGACTTGGTATTGGCGAACACCAGGGCGTTGCCTCGAATTCGCTCCGGTCGCAGCGCTTGCGCCTCACCCCACCTCGCCCCGGTCGCCAGACAGATACGCGCCACCATCGCCGGATGCGGAGACGTGGTCCGAGCCTGGAGCGCGTCGAGCAGTTCCGAAATCTGCGGTTTGGTCAGGTAGGCCAGCGGCCGTTCCTGCAACCGAACCGGACGAATACGGGTGAAGGGACAGGGATAGTCGATCACGTCGAGCTTGTGCAGCTCGTTGTAAACGGCTTTCAGGTAGCCGAGCCGATTGTTCGCCGTTTTGCCGGTTACGCCTGCTGCCATCCAACGTGCGCGCGTGGCAGCGATCTTTGCACCGTCGACCAGACGCGCCACCGGATCGCCCATCGCCTTGGCACACGCGCGCAGGATCGCCACACGCCGAGTGCCATCGGAGAGCGAGACGCCGTGAAGATCGAACCACAGGTCGACCAGCTCCGACATCCTGCGCTTGTCCTTTGGCCGTGGTGCCCAATCGTTCGATTCGTTGCACTTGGCTCGACAGGTAGCCTCGAAGCGCATTGCCTCGGCCTTCGTCTTCAGCGTCTTGCGAAACCGCTTGCCCTTGACCGGCTCAACATCGACCCGCCAGCGACCGTCAGAGAGCTGCTGGATCGCCATCAGATCGCTCTACCCCATCGAACATGGCGCTCCTGGAGCAACGTCTTGATGTGCTTGTACAGGTCGCGCTCGCTCATATCCTTGGCCGCGTAGTGGTCACGAATGACCGGCCAGCATTCCCACTCCTTCAGTCGATCAAATGCGGTTTTAGCGCCCACTCGCTCCCGTGCCAGCAGGCTTACGAAGTTTCCCAGGAATAGCTCGACGTTCTTGCCGCTGAAGCCCCGCGAGGTCTTGTAGTAGCGCTTGTACTCGGTTTCATCGACCAGGGAGTCTACCGGCACATCGACACGAATATCGTCGCGAATCAGCGTCCAGATCGGCTCGTACTGCCCGGGACGGTGCAACAACTTGAACTGGCACAGCCCGTAGCGCCACAGGCCGTCAAGGTGCCCCGAAAACGCTGCGTAAGAATCCGTTTCGATGGCCTCGCCGGTCTTTGCGCTGATTGAGCCGCTGGCGAACTGCTGGATGACTGAATGGTGATAACGCAGCTCGATCCGCCACACGTCCGCTTCCGAGTCGTAGTTATCAGGATCGGTCGAATCGAACGAATCCCGGCGACGCCAGACGCTTTCCCAGAAGTCGAGCTTATCGGTCGCGCGGGCCTGTTCGGTCTTGTTGTAGATGCAGAGCTGCACGCCACCAGCGGAGCCGAACATGGACGTTTCGCCCCGACCGTAGACGCTGGACTTAGTCGCCCAGTTGATTTCGTTGATGCCCGAGATATCCCGATGCGTCCGCGCGCGGCAGTGCAGGCGTGCCACCAGATCCACCGGAGGCTTCCAGCCCTGGAGATCCAACGCCAGATGGACGGCGCATTGGTTGCGTTCGCGGTGCGTCATGACTGCCGCCGCGTAATAGTCCATCCGCTCTTGCAGACGCTCGGGTGACAGCGCGTCGATGGCGTGCGGCGACACCTCGATTTTCAGGTGCGGGCCGATCTGTTCCAGCTTGGCGTTGAAGTTCTTGATCAGCAGGACGAAGCCGAGGTCGGCGTTCTGCAGCTTGTACTGATAGCCCGAGTCCCGCCCTACCCGTCCGGCATGCCAGAACTCGCCAGCGAACTCGACCATGACGCCCGGTTTCTCGAACAGCGCCATGATTTCCGGGCGGATCAGCCCGCGATACAACTGGCGGACCGTATCGACGCCGCAACGCAGCAAGCGAACGCCCGACAGGTCGGTCAGCTTGGCCGAATGGCTATCGAAGAACAGTCGTCCGCTTGGGGTTTCCTGGAAATTTTGGTCAACACGAATCTGATCTTTAACGCTCATTTTCTAATGCTCCAAATTGCAACGAATCGACACTGTTCAGTTGGGTTTATCTGACGTGTTACAGGGACGTCACCGAGCCGGCTGCGCCGCGCTGGCACCGGCGCCCGAGGCGCTACGCTGGCGGGCGCCGGCGTCAGGCTCGCGGCGCGCCGGGCTGATCGACGCCACTGGATCAATCACGCTGGTCACCGCGCCACGGCCCGTCCAGGGCCGTGATGCGCTCACCATCCACATCGCAGTACATATCCATCTGGCCGGCGAAGAAGCTGCACTCGCTGATGGGCACGATTCGGGTCAGGCCGCTGCTCGAAACCAGCACCACGCGGGCGGTCTTGCTCACGCGCTGGGCGTTGCCGGTGTTCTGCCAATAGATCCCCTCGGGTTCCGGCTCCGGTGGTTCGGGCGGGCGCCATGACCCCATCGGCGCCATGACGTAGCCGCCGACACGCCATGTCAGCGACATCACTGGCCCTTCGGGTTTGCTGTACACGGCGGTGGCCGCACGAGAGGCGCGCGACGGTGCAGCCTTCGCTGGCTCTGGCGTGGCAACGGGAGGCGGCGGCGGAGGTATGACCGGCGGCGTGTTGAAGAACGAGCGCACACCCATGACGCCGACCACGCCGCCAACCACGACGATGCCGATCAAGCCCCACAGCCCCCAGGAGCGCAGCAGCGAGGCGCGCCCATCGGCCTTGGATTCGTCACCCACGTCGCCGGTGACCGATTGCGTGGCCGACTGGTAGTAGCACCACACGGTTGGCTTGAAGGTGCCCGCCGTCTGCCGCAGCAAGGCGGTTTTCGGTGGCCGCTGGCCCTTGGCGGCACCGCGGTAGATATCGACCCGGTAGTACTTCTTCGACTTCTTGACGATGCGGTAGGTGGTTTCGACCAGCAGCGTTACCCAGGTGGCGATCTGCTCAAGATCCTGCGTCACCAGCACCACGCGCATCGATTGGCCCTTGTCGTCGACGCGGTGACGGTGCTCGGCCAGCAGCGCCTTGTCTTCGAGCGGCGCGGCGTTGGTTTTCTGCCCCTTCGGCCAGCGGCGCCAGAGTTCGTCGAGAACCAGCACGCAGCCGTTGGGCGCCAGCTCGGCCAGATCGCGGCGCTCGAACCAGTCGGCCGGCAGCTGCGCGATGGTGCCGCCGAACTCAGCCAGCAACGCATCGACCTGCAGCGGGAGTATTGGTCACCACGTGCCGGCCCTGTTTCAGGCTGGGAATGATGACGTGCTCAACGACTCCGTAGCTTTTGCCGTGGCCGGGCATGCCGGTGTATGCATCGATCGCCATAGGTCACCCGATGAGCGGCAGGCGGCGGATGACGAAGCGGATCGTCAGCGCCAGCAGCACGGTGGTGACGCCGAAATCGAGCCGGAACATGTGCGCGAAGAACAGCACTTCGGGCGGGATCGACTGCATGGCGTTGCCGGCCTGGCGGAAGAAGTCCGGCACCGGTATGGCGTTGAAGAACGCCACGATGCCTTCGGCCATCTGCGAGAAGATCCACTGCGGTAGCGTCTCGATGAAGTCGATAACCGAGTCGAAGGCGTCCTGCAGCCATTTGAGAATCTTCGCGGGGAAGGCCCACACCCAATCAATGAAACGACCTAGCTTCTCAAGCATGGCGGCACCTCACGAGGACAGGACAATACGCACGCCCAGCAGGCACCAGACGGCCAGCATGAGCGCGGAGAAGATTCCGGGAGATCTCAGCCCGACAGGGTGCAGTGACCATCGAAGGTTATCGGCTTGCCGAACAGGTTGACCGTGCCGGCCGGGCACGACACCGGGGCTGGATGGAAACGGCGATGGCCGCGACGGAGCTACCCAGCGGCGAGCTGCTGATGCCGTCGAAGATGCGCGTCAGCGATTGTTCAAAGCCGGGCACCTTTTCGGCACCGTCGAAGTAGGTCGGCGGAACGAAGCCGCAGTCGTCGCCATCGCAGAAGCCGGGGCCCGAGCCTTCGCCTTCTTCCTCGCCTTCACCTTCGCCGTCGCCCGTACCGGTGCCGCCACCGCCGCCCGATCCATCGCCGTCTCCCTCACCGTCGCCGGAGCCGTCACCGTCTCCCGAGCCGCTGCCATCGCCGTCGTCGCTCCCATCGGAACCGCCACCACCACCACCACCACCACCGCCGCCACCGCCATCGCCTGAACCATCGCCAGGGTCAGCGGGATCGGTTGGGTCAGTCGGATCGGTCGGCCCGTCAGGATCAGGCGGCGGCGTGTTCGGCGAACAGAAAGTGCCGTTGTAGGTGTAACCCTCAGGGCACTTGTTATCGGTATCCGGGGGCGGTGTGTCGTCAGGATTCTGCGTATCGCCTGCCGAGGGATCACCCGGCGATTTGAGCGTGCTTTCGTTGCACTGGATGCCGTTGCCGCTGTACGAGTACACCCCGAACACGCCGGGCGGATTGCCGCTGCTGTAGACGTACACATTGGAGGCGGCGGTGTAGGTGAAGGCGTATTGGCAGCCGTTGCCGCAGACCGAGCCGGGAGGGTCGATGGTCGGCTGGCCTACTGCCGACTTCATCAAGTGTTCATGGCTAACCGTCTGGCCGTTGGTGGCTTCGCACTGATTGGGCTCTGGCCGCGGATCGCAGGTCAAACCATCAGAGGAACCGTGTTCACAAACTAATGTGCGGCGCTCCCACGTCCCGACCCCCGACTGCCCGGAACCAGTAATGAGCGAACCAAAGCACGATCCACCAGTAGTGCCGGCACCAGTGGAAAGATATTTATAGTTTAAGGTGTTGCCTTCAAAGATGGCCTTACAGGCTTCGGTGGCGCTCTTTTTAGCATCGGAATACCACGAGCCATATTTGCCGAAATAAACGTAAATCTCGGATGCCCTGGCCGCCTGAGAAAAGAACATAAAGATCAGCAGGGTTAAAAGAAACGGGCGACCGGCTTTCATCATCACCACCTCGAAAAGATCCCATAGGCGCACGCCGCACCGATGCAGAAGAAGGCGAACTCCCAAAGCGCTTGCATGGCTACCTCACCAAGAGAAAGGCCGGCACTAGGCCGGCCTGGGTTGCAGGGAAGCGTTACGAACGCAGGAAGCCGAGGACGACGCGGGCGCCCTTGATGCCGGCGTACACCGCTGCCAGCAGGGCGGCGACGGCGAGGACACCGCCCGCGATGGTGGAGAAGTCCACGCCATCGGTAAGGGCGCTGTAGTCCCAGCCGGCCGCATGGGACGCCGAGGCTGCTGCGATGAAGGGAACGGCCAGGGCCAAGTCGCGGGGAATGCGTTTGAGTTGCTGCATGGTGGTAACTCCAAGTGGGTTTTCAGGCGTGCTTGATGAAGTCGAGAACGGCCTTACAGCCGATGCCGATCAAGAGCACGGTGGTTACGAGGCCAAATCCGACGCCGAACACCTGGGCCAATACGGTGGGGTCCAGTTGGCTCGGGTCGAACGGTTCTGGAAGCTGGATCAAGACCCAGCCCCCGGAACACAGGGGCGCTCCGCCTGCATCGACCGAGACGGTGCCGTCGCAGGTGAGCGCGTAAGTCATTCGCCAGCCTGCTCGAGGTTGGCGGTTTGTTCGGAGGGCTCGCAGTCAGGGCAGACGGCGAAGTGGGGCGGCAGGCTGAGGTCGGGCAGCAGGTCGCTTTGCGGCGCGGGCAGCGCCATGAGCTTGCCCATGTCGTTGCCGCAGCAGTCGCAGTACACCCGGTCATCGATCAGCATGGCCGCCCCTCCCGGTTAGTTGGCCTTGGCCGGGTCGCCGGCTTTGGCCTGGGGTTGAGCTGGGCTGCGCGGGGTTTCGGCTGCGGCGCGGGTCTGGACGGCTTCGAGCTGGAGCGCCAGATTCTTGCCCTTGTTCTGCCCGCCACGGGCGATCTCGAAGTGGATGCGCACCAGTTGCAGCGGCTCGAACTGCGCGCCGGCTGCGAAGATTTCGTCGGCTACTTCGTCCGCTGCTGCCATGCCGATAATCGACAGGCCGTGTTCGGTCTTGCCGTCCGGCTCATCGCCGTAGAAGACCTTGATGTACTTCTGGCCGGCTTCGCCGTCGAAGCGTTGAGTGCCGAGAAATGCAACTTCCATAGTCGAACGTGCCATTTGTGTTTCCTCTCTCTAGTGCGCTTTATTGCGCTGCTTTGCTTTCTGCAGGCCGAGCGATCCCGAGCGAGTAAAAAAGCAATTTCACTGCGACCGGCTTGTTACTTGGCTTGCGGGTTATCTATAGCTTTATTCAAACGCTCTTGAAACAACTATTTATCAAGCATTAAAAGAATCAATACTTCATTTTTTAATGACGCAAATAGTGTTGAATTGACACTTTCCACTTGAGCAAACATTAATTTAATTAATCATCCGCAACGCTGTTTAGCACCAAGGGCTTCGCCCTTGTCATCCCACTCTCGCCGCCGAGGGCTCGGGAGCGCGGGAGGGAAAAGCGCTCCCGCACTCACGAGCGGAGGCTGTTTCGGTTCGTGCAGGGTCAAGGGTGCGCTCCGCCCGTGCTTCCGTTCGCCGGATCGCGGTGAAGCGTGATCCGACGAGCCGGGAGCGCGGCCCTGGACCTGTTCGGCTTCGGTCGGGGTTTCGGCTAGAACGGGAATTGCTCGCTCGGCGCCGAGGTTGAATCTTGGTAGGCAACGCTCCACCATTTCGCGGGGCGGGCGGGTGGCGTGTGCTTCTCGCAGATAAAGGCTGGTTCCACTGTCCACTCCGAGCGCAGAGGCTTCCAGACTCCACCGATGCAGCCCATTTGCAACGTGCGAATCGGCTGCGCATACGCGGGGCGGCATCGGGCGCATGGTGTGGACTGGAAGGGAGCGGGTCTCGCCATTTCGCGCCTGGACCAGCAGACAGAGCAGTCGCAGTCCTGGGCGTGCGGAAGGCGTTGATAGCTGGCCGGCTTCTGCATGGGTCATCCTCTCCCCTGGCTTTCCGTAGACGGCGCGGATCATGCGGTCCACTCCTGCTCCAGCAGCCAGCTACGCAGCAGTGCACTGTTAATCATGCGGCGCTTGCCGAGCTTTACAGTGGGGAGTACGCCCCGGTAGACCCAGGCGCGGGCCATGGATAACGTCAGGCCGTTGCGGTCCGCCCAGGATTCGACGGTTTCCACGTCCTGCAGTGGGGCGATCAGCTTTGAAGGTTCTAGCTCTTCCAGTTCCATGCTCGTTCCGTCACTATTCGTGGCAATTTATGCATGCATGCATTGACGAATAATTCGTCACTGATCGAAATACTACTGACGAAATATTCGTCACGCAAATATTTCGTCAGTGCTTTTTAGAGCATTTTGGAATGATAGAAGAGCGTTTAAGAACGCTTGTTCGCTATATCGGACCAGCGCGATTGGCCCAAGCGTCAGCGATTAAGAACCGGCGTCGATGGCAAACCGTAGCGACCGATTTGAAAGTCAAAACCCGCATTGAGGATATGGAGGAACTGCTGAAAGCATTCCCGCAGTATGAGCTTTGGCTTTGGAAAGGCGAGGTAGACCCAGCGAAAGGCCAGCTAGCTCCAGGCTACGAGGAAGCTCATTCAAACTTGTCCAATCAAAGCGCGGGATAGCGATCACATCGGAAGTAGCTAGGCGTTGGTACGCGCGCGGAGGCTTGTGATTAATGGAGTTAAAAATGGAAGTACTCGAATCTCAGGAAGACTGAAGCTTCATCGAGTTATCGAGTGACGCATCGAAGAAACTGACGGTACAGCAATCCTCAACATCAAATGCCTTGGCAACAGGACAGAGACAATCAACACAATTGTTACGGATCTTCATAATGCAGGCATAGCCAGCGAAGCCCTGCTCACTTAAAGGACAGTCCTTTAGTGCCACTGCTAGGGCTAAAGGGAAAGGGGACATATTTATTTAGCGCCCTTATAGAGCAAGGAGGCCGCATATAACATGGAAACGATCATCGGACTTATATTCGAGGTTGCGCTTAGGGGGCTAGGCCTTTGGGTACTGAAGGTACTGACCTTCGGGCGCTACAAGGACACTAATAGCTATTTGTATTTTTTACCTACCTTCGTCGGCTTTCTATGCATAGTTGTACTGTTGTTAGTGATACTCGTGATAGCAGCGGAATTGAAAGCTTCAGCTCCGACCTGAGGCACATAGTTATTCCATAGGGAAACGCAAGGAGGCGACATGAGATCAGACTGGGATGATGCACCCGATTACCTACGCAACAGAAAGAAACCAAGCCCTTGGCGGTTCCTGGCGATCCTAGGTATCGGTTCCGCGGTGTTGTCAGCACTGGCATTTACGTTCGGCAAGCCGGTCATACTGGACGTAAACCAGATCAAGCAAGGCATCCACGTCGGCGGCAAGTCTTGGTTTAACCAAGAGCCAGCACAGCCGCTGCAGCCGATTAGCGAGCCCTCAGTTGCAAGCCACGAAGCTCCACCAGCAGAACCGGCACCAGCGCCCCAGCAGCGCCAAACATCGTTCAACGACAGCAACTACACGCCCCGTCCCATCGCCAACACGATGCAGCCGCCCCCGGCCCGCTACTACGCAGCCAACTCCACCAGCAGCACGCAAAAGCGCTCCGTTTCCCGCCAAACCCACTTAAGCAACTGGAGCTGGGAGAGCGGCCACAACAAACAGCGCAGAAGCGGCCAGTTTGAGTGGACAGTGGTAAAGGGCCAGATTGACTACAACAGCGTTTGCCAAAACTACAAACGCGGCTCCCTGGTCTACCGCGACTGCCGTAAGGGTGCAAAGGTTGCGTTCAAAAGAATGTGCAGCCGGTATGAACCGGCTTGCGCCGCTGAAAATAATTACCTGCCATAACTTATGCTGACAGAACATAGAAAAATTACTTACTCGAAGTTTCTACCTCATATTTCCATTGCCTGGCTCGCAGCCGGAATATTACTTGGCCATCTCCTGGCAACCATAATACCCATTGAAAATTTTAAACAAAATCAGCTCTTACACCAAAGTTAGCCATCTAACGTCCGACAGCCAACTAGCCACCGCAATTACAGTAGCCCTCATAGCACTAATGCCACTTGCGATAATATTATTCAGAAGCTATGGCTTTGAAGCCATATATATTTCAAGTAAAGGGCGCATATTTCTACTTACCCTCTCTCTAATTGTTCTGCCACTTGCATTCGACGTCATACCAATAAGCGAAGGCACGAAACATTACATGCTAGTCAGGACCTTGACGACATACTTCGACTGGTTTGGCTCTACATTATCAGTCTTTCTATTTATGTGGTGCTTCGCTTTCTTTGCTTCGCTTGCCGCTTCTAGAACAGGCTCGACCAGAGAAATTCAGTAGCTTTCCCTTTGAGGCAAAAAGATAAAGTTAGGCGGAATTCTAAGACCATCGACCGAATGGAACCAATCTATTACGGACCGGCAAACAGATTTAACCTATTGAGACAAGCGGTGCAGCCATCGCCAGCGTAATAGCCAAAACCATCATCACACTGCAGAGTGTAATAAGCGTGTCAAGCGGCCGTGCAAATCCCGGAAAGACATTAGTAGTTTTAAAGTAAAGAGAGTTTTGCTCCGAAATCGAATCCCCCTCCCCCCTGAAATAAATGTTGAATTTGGCACTCAACAAAGCATTCAGAAGCACAGCAAAGTTAAACGCAGTTATTGCGAAAAAGCCTCTAATCAGCCGTTGCTCATCGCTAGCAAGCTTAATATCACGAAGCCACGCAAAAATAAAAACTACCTAACCAGCAGAGCACAAATATTTTACCATCCGAA